AAAATGATTCCATCTTTTGTAGAAAGCTTTTCATCTCTAAGCTTGAGAAGCGAATCGAGCTCCGAGTTCTTTTCAAATAGATACCAGATCTTCTTTGCGTCTTCGCTTGAGAGTTCGTCAGTCTGGGATTTCAAAGCCGTCGAGCAAACTACGAGCAGCAGCGAGAGCAGTGTCAGCTTCAGCGTTTTTGATGTCATTGTATTTCTTTTCATAGTAGACTTTAGTTTCAATGATCACTGTATCAACTTTCAACTCTACTGAAAGCAGCGAATCTTTTATCTTTTCAAGCTCTTGAATCCTCTCAAAAGTGTCTTTTAGTTTTCGCTCACCTACTTCTGACTCGATTTTTGCTTCCTCTAGCTTATCTCGCAGCCCGTAAGAGGGTAAAAAGATGATTCCGAGTAATACTATAACTATGATAAAAAGAATCGCTGAGATGAGCTTAAAATCTCTCATTTTTTTGAGAGCTTGTTCGAGAAGTAGCTTCTAATGGATTCAAAGCCGCTTTCGATTACCCAACCAATAAGAGCTGAAGACATTAATCCGAGCACTAGAGCCCAGATTGGATGCCAAGAATCTCCGAGAATAAAAAGCCATTCCCATTCCTTTGAGATTCCTAAGTCGGCAAGAAATTTGAAGATGTCTCCACCCCAAAAGCCGAAGACTAAAGCAGAACCTACTCCAAAGAGAATGTCATCGAAGCGATCCTCCCAGTAAGACTTCTCGAGATAGTCCTCTTGGTGCTTGTTAAAAAAGTAGAGCTCTCTAAGTATAGCACCTAGAAGAGCAGCAGCGATAAATTCGTTCATGGTCTTACTATTTTAATGTGATCAAGACCAGTGTTTCGAACATCTGAGTGAAGCCAAGTCTTCGCGATTGCAGGATCTTCTAGAGTTGTCAAGCCTTTCTGCATGAATAGATCTTTGTTCTCATTGATGATTTTCTGAATCTCAATGTAGTCGGCTTCGTACCTAGTCCCGTTCTTGATAATGATGTCACAATCGAAAGCTCTTCCATATCTGTGTTGGCTCTCTGAGTTTGGTCTTTTACTGAACTGACCTTCATTGTACTGCTGCGGCTCTCTGTAACCTCTACCGATGTAGCTTCCTCCAACGTGCCAGTTGTTGATCACAATAAACACGTCATCCGCTTGATAGTGCATCGTAAAGAACTCCTTGTAGAACTGAGCCAACGAGAAGAGTTTCGGATCTACAAACCACATCGACTTAGCACCCCACTTCGACCAAGTGTTTTTTGAAACAAACTCTTGAAGACAAAAATTTTCAGCAACTTTCATTTTTTTGGTTTTAGGTCGTACATCTGATAGAACTTCTGCAGATCCTTTTGCTCTTGAAGTTTGTAGATCACATCTTCTTTCCTGTCGTTCTCATATCTGACAAGAAACTTATTGAAGTCGTTTGATAACCTTGTTAATGCTTGCTGTTGCATCCCAAGAATCTTCATGGCTTCAATTCTTGTCGGCTCACTGCCTTCACGATATTCCTCCACGCTTTGCAATCGAACTTCAACAGCTCCAACCCAAGACCCAAGCATAACAAAGCCAGCGATTAAGCCAACTATGATTTGAACAATGTTAATTCTATAGTTCCATTTTTTTTCTGAACCAGATTCCTCTGTCTTTGTCATGAGTATAATTTTCGACGATTCGAGAACCGGTCTTTGAATGTAAGTTGAATTGACGGCTTCGTGTTTGTTCCTTGATAGTTTGGTTCGTAAGCTCCCGAGATTTCGACAGACTTATCGATATAGCTTCCAGAGTTGTTCCAAGAATTATAATCAGTAATCAATATTTCGTCTGCTTGTAGAATGTCGTAGATGATAACGTCATGGACCTCAATTGGCAATCCTCTCAAAATCATTGTGTAATCTTCGGAGTATGTTTTTGACACTGAATCTTCAAAACCGTTCTCGTATCTTCTTGACTCTGTTTCAAAGCCTCCTTTTTTGTAGCCAAAAATTCCGTTGCAGATTCTAATTTGATTCCACCAATCTAAGCCAGCAAAATCGCGAGTATCTTGAGAATGTCTATCTCCGATAACAGAATCCCAAAGCCATTCAATTCGAACACTATTGTCAACAGCATATTGAGAAAAAGATTCCAAGCAGTAAGAATCTGAATAAATCGCTGTTGACGTCAAGTCAAATTTGACTCTATATTTTCCAGTGCTGAAAGCTGAAAGCACCTCAACCCAGTTAATTCGATAGCCGATGAGATTGTTGTTTCCTTTCGTTTCAAATCCTAAAGCGTAGAAAGTTCCATAAGTATCATCAACTAAAGCTGCTTGAATTGTCCAAACTCCGTCGACATACTTTTCAAGCTCCATATTCACAGAGCTATAAGATTGAGGAATGATTTTCAAGAAGCTAGTCCAATCGTTTCGGTAGTTGTCTGCATCTGAAAGATCAGCGAAGACGCAAAGATTGTAGCAGCATCTTTCGAAAGGATTATCATTAAGCGGTAGAGTAATGATTTCCCTGATTCCGTCTATAACTAAGACATTTTTCTTTTGAATCTCTCCCCACTTGCTCATGTTGCAAAAATATAGAATTAAATCGTACTTGATGCCTGCCCAAGTCTGGCTGAAATTGTAAAGTCAGTCACTCCGTCAGGTAGTTCTGAAGCTTGAACAGTACATTCAAGTCTTATGACATTTCCGCTAGGATTTGAGATTGTAACCTTACCACCCGTGCCTGATAAGAAAGAAAGAGAGCTTCTATTGTATTCGCTCGAAGCGGAGTCGTTTGCGATGTATGTTCCTACTTCTTTTGGTATTACTCTAATCAAGCCCCAAAGATCTCCGACTGCTGGAGCTGCTGAGAGATGTTCGAACTCTGCTCTGATAGTCGTATCGATTCCAGTTGATTTCGACTTAATGTAAGGAGTTCCACCAACATCGAGAAGAGTTGCCCCATCATAACATTCAATCGTTTCGTTTATCCAATCAGTGTTTGAGAGATAATCGTTTAAAGTAATGTCGACAGCTTTGTTTATTGTTTTTGTTGTGTTCTGGACTGTCACATCAGTGGATAGCCTATATTTTAATGACCAGCCAGAGAGCTGAGAGAGCCGATACCAGTTTTGATTGTAGCCGTTGAACTGTTCTGTGATGTCAAGAAAGTCTCCTGGCAGTGTAGTGAGAAACAACTGTTCCCAATATTCCCAACGAATCAAGAACGGATGCTGTAAATAGTAGCCATAAGAAGAGCCTGAATCCGTTGAAGTATCTCGAACAGCTTTATATTTTGACCTTATCTCAGTAGACAAAACAGCGAAAGGTGTGTCAGGAGTTTCATTTATGAAGCGTACATCGCCAATAATAGGTGCGCCAGTTAAATCAAATTCAATCTGATCAAGAATCACATCATCTTCACCAGTTTTTTCAAGATACACTTCACCTCTCATAGTATCTATCTGAGCGTCTAAGCTTGAGCGATCTAAAAGAATAGCGGAATACCCAACTATTTCATCTTCAGGCGTAAACTCTGGAGATGTGACTGGGCTCGTGAAATCATTCTGATCATGAAAGAAAAGCTCTGGAGTGCAGGTTATTATCGTGTCAGGAATATCAATCTTTATTTCATCAATATCGACAAACATTAAAGTATAATTTGCCAATTCAGCTGAAAGAGCGTTGCCTACTGCATAAGCTGCAATCATGAAACGCTTATCATTTAGAGCGTCTATAACAGCTTGAGTAGATGTTCCAAAGTCCATATCAAATTGGACTGTGACTAGGCTCGCGCCTGAAGTTACTGTCAAGTTTGTAATAGCTTGAAAGCCAGTTCCGTTTTGTATTCCGTTAATTGCTGCAGCTCCTTCTTGCTGGTTTGCTCTGTCAAAGCAGAAATTGCTTGACATGAACTCATCTTTGTTCTGATACTGTGAAGCGTCTTCTGGCAACATGATAAAATTGACACAAACAAATTCAGCGTCTCCATTAGTGTTGTCGGCAGTGTTCACGACATCAAAGCTCACATTGACTACTGAGTCTTTGACAATTCCTAGACTATTGGAATAAACCAAATTGTCGATTTCATATTCGGCATCTCCACCGTTGTACTCTTCACCTTCCCAGCCAGTGTTTCCAATCTTTTGGTCGAAGACACCTTCTTGATAAACATTCGGATCTTGAAGAGTTCTTAAAGCTCGAATCCTAAAGACGTACTTTAAAGCGTTTATCAGCCTAAAATACTTTGGCGCAAGACGTGGCGAATTAAGCAAATCAGTAATCTGAGGAGCTAAGAACATTGGATGAATAATAAACGTCTGACTTAGCATGAACTTATATCGATAGTTCGAGATATCATCTCCAGCACTTGTGTTCGAGACAAGAACATCATCCAAGCCTGTGATTCCAAGCTGCCAATCTTTTTTACCTAGCGGATTCATCAAGATAGGAGTCGCACCGATAGGGTCTGCACCATATTCGTAGCGCATTAATGAGCCATCAACTTTTGAATTGAAGTTGGTAGCTTCTGCGTTTTCAATAAGGCCGTAGTCTAAAATGATTCCTTTAGACTCTTGAACCAAGTGAATCTTTCCACTATTCTCAAGCGTTGAAGTCATTCCGAATCCAGTGATTCGAATCTCATAATCACTTGGCTTTTCTGTAATCAAATAAAGATTTGAATCGTTTGAATTAGAGCCTACAACCGCAAGAGAGTCTCCAACATTAAAGTCAGTAGCAAAAGGCCAAGTTGCAGTAATCCAGTCCGTCGTAGTCATACCAGGGTCACCGAAATACACTTCGTCAGTAGTGTTCATTTCAACCCAAGTTTCAACACGAATTTCAATGTTGACTTCGATCTTCTGGAACATATTACCTTTGAGATAGTCAATATTTCCACTGACGTTCTCCTCGTTTATCTCAAGACTCTCTAACCAGACTGGCATATTTATCTCTTAATTTTTTAACTTTTTCATGGATTTCGATTTCTCCTTCCATGATTTTCGCATACTGCTGAAGCTCTTCATCCGTTTTCGGCTTCAAGTCTTTTGTCAAGCTCTCAAGAACTTTTGGAGCAGCTTTTAAAAACTCCATAGAGCCTTGCAAACCTTCTCTTATTTTTTTTATATCATCTTCCAATTGGCTCAAGGATCACCTGTTTTAAATTGTTAGTAAAAAGCTTTCTTTGGCGTACTACAAAAGTAGCTAATCTCGTAAAAGGATTCCAATTACAAGATACTACTTCAACAATTTCACCTGAAGGTAGCTTGACGGCTCTATCTTCAATAACGTTTTTAACGTCTGTAAGATTCATCTCTACTTGATCATATTCAAACTCATATCGCTGTGCTGAGTTTGCAGTAGGAGCAAAAGTATTCGAAATGTGAAACTCGTTGAAGAGATTAAGAGCGGTCAACTTAGTATCGTTCAAAGCGGATATTTTATTGAGCTTATAATTTGAGTTCACATCAAGAAGAACCAACTTTGGAACAGTGATCATATCTGTATCAAGAAGCATCATTCCTGTTCTATTGTCGATAAGATTTCCAAGTTGAGGATCTATTAACTTTGGAACTGGCTCTAGATCTGCTTTTATTTTTATACCTATTACAGCAAGAGCTTTCTTGATTTTGTTGATTGTCTTTATCGCTTTGTTAACTATATCAAGAACACCATTAGCGAGTGAAATAAGAATACTGATATTAACACCTAACACATCAAGCAAAGCATCGGCAATCTTTTCAGGAGTAGTCAGTTTTTCTTTTCTAATCGCTCGAGCAAACGGACTTTGAACTTGGTTGAGATTCTTGAGAAGCTTTAAAGTAGGATCTGTTGAAACTTTCAAATCAAGAATCGCTTGCATATTATTCCCAGTCCAGTTGTTTATCGTTTGCTTCTCAACTGAATCGTATGAGAATGAAATCAAATAGCTTGAAACAACTTCTTCAGCGTTCGTCTTCCAATTCTCAACATCGTATTGAGGAAGCTTGAATCTCGCTGTTGTCAACTTCTTATTTCTCTTGTCAATAGAAAGCTGCTTTCCATTGATTACAACCTTAGCATTGAACGTATCTTTGATTGCTCGAAGTAAGTCTCCAAATGTGCCTTGGAAATATCCGTTTTGCTCCGTTGTATTTGGAGCAAAGAAGCCCAAGATTCTATTATCTTCAACATCTTCTGGGTTTGAAAAGCTCTCTGGAATAATATGCAGCTTTGACCAAGTAGACTCAAAAAGAAAGTCGCTCGTGTATGTGAGCCCTTTAAAGTCGCAAGCAATCTCAATCAATCTATTGACTGACATTGCTGGCTTGTACTTTATTCTTTGAATGATAAGCGCAATAAGATCAAGAAGTAAATTCACTACTGTAACAAGAAGCAGAACAGCGTAAATAATTTCAAAAATCAAACCTATTGCTCCACCTGGGGCTTCAACAACTGTTGCAATTTCAGCAAGTTTTGGTGCTAATGACTGATGCACTTTCACTATTTCATTAGAGCAGAAAACGATCGTGACAGTAGTGATCATTGCATCTGAGTAATTTGGAACACTGCTCACAACATAAGGAACAAACACGAAGTCTGAATCTTTAATCTTATTAATCTCGCGCAAGTAATCAAACGTGAAGCTATCAGCTATATCATTAAGCCAATCAATTTTTGCGACTGGTGTGCTATCAGCAACGACTTGATTTCTCCCCCAATTTGCGGTTGATAAGTCAATGTAACCATCAAACAAATCAAGCGAGCTTCCATTTTCTTGAAGTGTGATCTTGTGCGGAACTCCTTCAAAGACTCCAGCTCCTCCACTCATGCCAAGATTAAAGTAGTCAAGCAAATCTTGAGCTTCTTTATCTACCCACTCAAAGGCCGCTATGTTGACTTGCCTATCTGTGCTGTCATTGTCGAAGTTTATCTCAATTGAAAGCTCTTGATGATTCTTAGGAACTTGAACAGACTTGCCGTTTATCTTATGCAGTTGCTTCATATTCTTCTCGGCTTCCTTTTATGCACTATTGTCTTCTTAATACCATCTTCAATTCTCTTATCGATCATCTGTCCGAGCTTGTCAACATCGATCACTTGTCCGGAAGAGCTGACTGCTTTTCGAACCGAACGAAGCTCGTTCACGATATTCGTATCATTCAAAGCGTTGACTTGGTATTCTCCTTTTCGATGAGCTTCTGCCATAGCAACAAGATCTTCATTGCTCATGTTTCCAATTCTTTTGTTGTCAGAGGTTTTGATCACTCGCTCACCTTTATGCACACCAATCAAATAATCATCTCTGCCGGTGTTTCTCCACTTAGTTGCGTTATCGTCTCCGATTGATTCAGTTCCTTCGTAGAATAAGCCTGAAACAGTTTCAGCTATTGCTACTTGAGCTAGTGCTTTTCCTGCTGCTGTATTTGGATTCTCTTTCAGGTACTCTGTGAAAGCTGTCAAGTAAGCAAGAGTCTTCTGCCGCTTCTCTTGCTTTTTCGCAATTCGCTCCCTCTCAGCTTCAAGCTTTGCGGCTTTAGCTTGCTCAAAGGCTAAAGTGTTTCCAAGTCCTTGCTCTGCAAGTCTCTCTTGACGAGCAATGTTTTCTTTTCTGTACTCAAGTTGATTATCGAGAGAACGCTTTTCTCTTTCATCTCTTTGATCCATAGCTTGAGTAATCAGCTCAGTGGTTCTTACAACATCTTGACGAAGCTTTTCTTGCGCTGCAAGTCTGTCGGCTTCTAGCTTCTTGAGTCCATCGTCAGCATCTTTTATCAGCTTCTTAGTTGTGTCGGACATTGTTTGATACCTACCAAAAAGAGCTTCTTTTTCTGCATCTGCTCTCTTCTTAGCGTCCTTTTGTAGCTTATCAAAGTCAACATCTCCACTACTCGAACCAACTCTGAACTCAGCATCGAAGCTGATACTTTGAGCGCCACCAACCTGAGAAAGCCTAGCATCAATTCTAGCCATAGCAGAAACTAGCTTCTTCCTTCTGTCTAGCGTTTCCTGATCTTGCTCAATTGACCTAGTTTTTGCGCTTTCAATGTCTCTAAGGTTTTGGGCTAAAGCGTTTCTTTGCGTTTCAGCAAGTGTATCAAGTCCAGCTTCTTCAGATTTCCTAATGTCATTTCTTATTCTTGCTGTCGCTGCTTGAAGGTTCTGAATCTCTTTCTGTCTTCGCCCCTCATCAAGAACTGTTTCATCAAGCTTACTAGTAAGAATAGCAACTTCAGATTCAAGCTCATATCTAAGCTCTCTCAACCCTTGAGGAGACAAACCTCCAATCGAATCAATACGAGCATTTAAGCCGTTTACTTTTTTCTGTATCTCCTTAGTTCTCTCAAGTTCGTCGTTGAAATCTTTCAAATCTTTTCGAGCATCTTTCGCTTCAGAAGCAAAAACCGGAATCAATGATATAAGCAAAGTCAATCCAGTAATAACAAGCCCAATTGGATTTGCTTTCATTGCTACATTCAACCCTCTTTGAGCTGAAGTAGCCGCAACAGTGGCAATTCTTTGAACTTGAATAGCTGCCGTGACTGCAAGAGTCAAAACTTTGTAAGCTCCGAAAACTATGACGGCATTCCGAATAGATTTAAGAATCTGTTCAAGGTTCTCGGCTAAGAATCGAAGTCCTTTTGTGAGTGAATTTCCAGCTCCAGAAGCATCGTTCATTTTCAATATGAAACCTTGCCAAGCCGAGTTTAACAACTTCAAAGATCCGTCGAGAGTGTTGAGCTGCTTCTCGGCCATCTCTTTAGTTGTACCATTGACATCGATCATCTTCTTGTTGAGATCATCAAGAGCTTCTGAATTTGTTGCAAGTGTCGCTGATACAGTTGCTCCTCTTTTACCAAACAATTCGAAAGCCACAGCGTTCTTGTCCGTTGCTGTGTTGATCTTATTCATCGCCTCCTCGAACGTCAATCCTTTATCGCTCAAGTCAAGAAGAATATTTCTGTAAGCTGTTGCTGAAGTACTCGCATCAATACCATTCGAAGTAAGAACTCCGAGAACGGCTGCTGTTTGCTTCAAGCTATTTCCTGCAAGCTGAGAAGTCTTTCCAAGAATAGGAAGAGCAACACTCAAACGCTCGAAGTTCAAAGCAGAAATCTGGGTTGATTTCCCTAGAATATCAATCACTTCTCCAGCTTCAGAACTATCGAGCCCAAATTGCCGCATCGTAGAACCAACAAGTTCAGCAGTAGCTCCAAGTTCGCTCTGTAAAGCAGTAGCTCCTCGAAGAGTTGCTTCTGTTGTGTTTAAGATCTCGCTTTGCGTGAATCCTAAACGGGCATAAGCTTCTTGAAGAGAAACAACTTGAGAAGCTGTGTATTCTGTAACTGCCCCAAGTCTTTGAGAGTCTTCAATCAAAGCGTTCATTTGCTCTAACTGCAATCCGAGAACACCTGAAAGAGTAGCATTTGCTTTCTCGTAGTCTTTGACTACGTTGATCGCGTTTCGAACCACTTGAACGGCTCCAAATATTCCGAGAGTAAGTCCAGCAGCTTGAGCAACATTCCTAAAAGCTCCTCCGAGTTTACCCATCGCAGAAGTATAGTTTCCTACATTCCTACCGAATTGGCCAGCAGCTTGATCAACTTTAGTAACAGAGCCGCGAAGCCGATCCATTTGGACTTTCAGCTTCTTAGCCTCTTTGGAATTGACCCCGTAAACAGAAGCAGCGTTCTTGAATTGGCGAGTGACAGCAGCAAGCTCTTTTGCAAGCTTTTCATAAGAACCAACCAAGCCAAGCTGCTCTCGAGCGAGTTGCTTGTTGACTTTGTTCTGCTCAATAACCTGTACTTTAAGCCTTGTGTTCTGATCTATCTTAGTACTATTCGCAATCTTCAACCTTGATTCAAGTCGAAGTCTTTCTTTCGTGACAGTGTTCAGAGCACTCGTTGAAGCTTTAGTCGCTTGGATAGTCTCCTGGTACTGCTTGATTCCTTTACCGCCCTTGACTTGAGTCGATTTCAGAATCTTCTCATTGACTCCGAGAACTTTCGTGAGTTGAGTTTCTAAATTCTTAGCTTCTTTGGTTATGGTAGTAAGCGCGTCCGGAGCCCAAATATCCGATCTTTCAACTCTTTTTTGTGCCATTATTCTTGAGACGCTTTAATTGTGAATAGTATCGACGAACTGACCAGGTTCTGTCATCTATTGCAAATTTAAGCTTTTCTTCAAGAAGTGAGATTGAGTCATGATAGTTGAAAGGAGTTTCTTCCTTTTTATCGTGCAGGGCTTTCTCTGCTTTAAAGTGAATCCTATCAAGCGGAGTTCCTATCTCGGATCGAATCATCTTGGCATAGTATCTTCCTTCTTCTTTCAAGTCTGTGATGTAAGTAGGATCTTCAGCGAGCATATCATAAAACTCTTCTTCGATTTCGTTCCAAGCTTTTTCGATCTCAGCTTTGTTCTTCTCATTGATTTCTCCTTCATAAACGATGTGAGAGAGATCTCCGCTTGACATCACTTGCCAATAGAAGTAAATCGGAAGAGTGTCAATACTTTTCCAGTATTTCATTTCAGTGCTTCTTGCTTCACGATGTCTCGAATGATTGGAATGATGTAGCTCACAAGCTTCGTGATATTGCCGTCAGTAAGTCCTATCAAATCACCATACTCAAGAAGGTCTTTGTTCGGCTTCACTGTATCTGCTGAAATCGTGACTGAGTCTCCATCGACGTTGCTCATCTTGAACGAGTCATAAAAAGCTCCAGTGTCGTAAAGAGTGAAAGGAGTTCCAGCAATCTTAGCACCTCCAGAGATGACCTCTGTCGCTCTCGAATAAACCGGAAGAGCAGAACCATCAGAAGTGATACCAAGACGCAACTGGCCTTCTGTGTTGAGCTCAATCACTTGATTCTGAGCATCACCTCTCGTAAAGGTTAGGAAGAAGACTCTTCGATCTGTTGTCTTTTGAATGTTCCTAGCTACTTCGATTCCTCTTTTCATGCTGCAAAATTAACGACTTTAGCTTTTATCCCGCTTGTGATTCTGTTATTCGACACTTTTCCTTTCCTAATAAGGAGTTAGCTGCAATACTAAGTTAGTACTCTTTTACAAGCAATCTCGTAATATTCAGTGTCTTGCTCCATCATAATATAGTCTCGTTTAAGATTTTTTGCTCCTAATCCAGTTGTACCACTTCCACAAGTATTGTCAAGTATCAAATCCCCTTCATTTGTGTAAGTCTTAATCATATACTCAATTAAAGCCAATGGTTTCATTGTAGGGTGCAGCCTACCTACGTTATGCTCCTCTTTTACAGATAAAATACTTTTAGGGTAATTTGTGTATTCTTGCACCCAATCTCTATTTCTTAATCCATAATTAGAGCTATTTGAGTTTCTTAACTTTTCGGTTCTTGGGGCATCTAGTTTAGTTAATCCTTGAGGATTGTATATTGGTGCTTTTTTATAGAATACTAAAATATTCTCGTGTTTCTTCATTGGCATTTTCTTAGCGTTTAGGTTTCCAGTTGCTCTAAACTTCTCCCATATCCACTCATACTTTAACATCTTCAAATTACTACTTCCAAGCACTTTGTCAAACGGTGTTTGAGCAAACAAAACAATAGCACCTCTATCTTTAATTATCCTTTTGTATTCACTCCAAAGTTTATCTAAATCAATAACAGAATCCCACTTATTTTGCGTAGTACCATAAGGTAAATCACAAAAAATCATATCAATACTTTTATCTTCTACGTGTTTAGGCATTAGCTCCAAGCAATCACCTAAATATATTTCGTTTCTTTTCATATTTCGTTTTTAATTAATCCGTACAGCAGCTAACACCGTATATAATTAACCCTAAAAAGGGTCGCTATCGCTTAATCATATACAATTCGTTAGCATTAATGTTTGTTTTTGCCATCATTACTATATGTTTTTGCGTATAATGTTGGCTTTTCCCATCATTTTATATGTTTTCACATATAACAAACACTAACAATAACAAAGTGTAAAATTCATTAAAAAGAAATCTTACACAAACCGTTAGCATTGCATAGCCTATTAGCAGCTATACTCTCTCCAAATCTTACCCTTTTTCCAGCTCTTGATCACATGGCGATATTCTAGCCGCTCATGCAAATAGCCTCTAAAAGCTTCCTCGTGAGCGCACTTAATCAGAAAGTCCTTGTCTTTGCCAGCGATCTGAGTCACTCGATTATCTTCAAGCACCCAAACCATTTCTCGAAGTGGGTAATTCGGGTCGAAGGCTGAAGAAGAATCTCCAGTTTGAAGTTTTCCTCTCAGCAGCCAATTCAATAGTTTGTGTCCGATCATGATTTCTTTTTTGGATTATGCCTCTTGTCAGTGAATAATTTTTCTAATCGCTTTTTTTCTTATAATACGTTCCAAAACAAAACATCATCAGATACTTTGTGTTTTTCGCAATACTCAAAAGCCTTTAAATCGTAATTAGGCACACTTTTAAAATTTGCTTTGTGTTTACTTACTTTGTCAAATCCTTTATGATACTTTAATACAGTTAATCTATCGTGTTCTTTTTTATATTCTACGCCAACTTGTACACCGTAAACTTTTGCGCTCTCTGTCGCCATTAAAATACTATCTACAAGTGTTCCGCTACCTATTGCACACCATATTTCTTTTGGCTCTCTTCCAAGTTGTTTTATTATTTGTCGCATTCGGTTTCCTATTAATATTTTGTTTTCCATACTATTTGCACCAAACACAAGTTTTTCAGCACCAGTTTCTTTGCAGTAGTCTTTTGCGTGTTTCTCAACTACTGTTAAATATCCGTAAGGTATCTCTTTTACAGTTGCACCGTATTTTATACACTCTAAAGTATTAGCGTGTTTTACTTTTCTTTTAGCACAAAATATAGTTGCTTTTTTACCTACCTTTTGGCAGTAAGCAGATAGTGCAATTTGAAAGCCACCGTAAACAGGAGAAGCATAAACATACTCTTTTGCATCGCCAATTATTGATGGCATTAAAATACTTTTAGTTCCGCCAATTAGTAGGTCATCTCTTAAAACTGTTATTCCGTTATGTTTTTCTAAAGTTATCATATTCAGGCTTTTTAAATATTAAAATGTTTTGATGAACTTTTACAAGTTTTTTGCCTGCAGAAAACTGTTTGTCAGCTCTCATGGAGGCACTAGCTATGGCATTCAATAAAATCCCCTCATTGTAATACTTCAGCCCAGCTTTCTCAAAGGCTTTGATAGTATCAGGAACAAACCCAATATAGTTGCCTTTTTTATCCCTTACCTCGCCAACTACAAAGCAAGCATACCCACCACTTTTTAATAGGTTACAACTCTTTGCAATTATTTCTTCATAAGCTTTCATAAAATTAATGTAATCCATGTTTGAAATATCGCCTTCCAAATCGCTGTACACTTCCAAATCAGCGTAAGGAGGGCAACTAAAAACAAAATCAAATTCATTTTTAAATCCGTTCAACACTTCATTACTATCGCCTACAAACCAGTTGGGCTGGTTGTTTACTTCTAAAATATCCAAGGCCTGCTCTCTGTTACTATCGACTTGTTCTTGTCTTATGTCAACCCCCGTGTATTTGTAACCTAAATAATTTGACACTATTCCACGAACCGAACCTCCAGCAAAAGGATCAAGTATTGTTCCGTTTTCTGGAACATACCAATGATACAAAACCTCGCAAAGCGCAGGATCGAAAATTGAAACATTTAATTTTTGAGCCTCGTCGGAATGATACGTGTTTGCCATGTCGTTTTTATCGTACTTACCTGTGGGCATAGTGTGAACTTTAGCATCACGCCCCACCTCGCTGCGCATTCCGATGCCTTTCCATAACCTCTTTCGCCTCTGCCAGTTTCCGCTTTTAGTATCCAAAACGCTAAATGGTGGCTCAATGAATTTATCCCTTAATAATGGATTTGTAATAATCTCGTTTCCAAATAAATCAACTGACATGTTTTTCATTTTTAATTTATGAATATTTTTCTCATCCTTTAATCTTTCGCTCTCTCCAAAGCTCGCCTTCTTTCCAGCTCTTTATCACATGGCGATATTCGAGCCGCTCATGTAGAAATCCTCTCAAGCCTTCATCGTGAGCGCACTTAATCAGAAAATCCTTGTCTTTGCCAGCGATCTGAGTCACTCGATTATCTTCAAGCAACCAAACCATTTCTCGAAGTGGGTAATTCGGGTCAAAGGCTGAAGAAGAATCTCCAGATTGAAGTTTTCCTCTCAGCAGCCAATTCAATAGTTTGTGTCCGATCATGATTTCTTTTTTGGATTATGCCTCTTGTCAGTGAATAATTTTTCTAATCGCTTTTCAAGGTCGTTTTCATCTAGCCAACCTTCGTTCCATTCGTGAACTACTTGCATAATGTGCTTTTGGCGGGTTGAGAAACTATCGCTCTCCCAAAACCAAGGGCGTGTATTCTTTTCTGGGCTCATGCTTTTTTCGCTTTAGCGTCTAAGATTTTAGCCGCTTTGATTGCTTGCGACTTCCACGAGGGCCACGCGGCTGAATCGTCCATTGCTTTAAAATGCTTTGCACCAAGACGAACTTTTTCTTCAAATGCACCTTCGCTAAATAACCAAGAAAACGAAGAAAAAACCCTTTGCGCTCCTTCGTGGAATCCCCCTGCGATCATTACAGAAGACGTGAAAGTTGCCGTTTCGAATAACTCAACTAAAAAAAGTTCTGCTTTCGCAACTTCGATTTGAGATTCGATTTGTTCTTTCTGAATTTCTAGTAGTCCTATTTTTTCTTGAGTTGTCATCTTTTCGTTGTTTGTTTGTTTGATAATGTAAAAGTAAGTATAATATTTTATACTACAACAAAAAAAGCAATTTATTTTTTTAGATTTTTAAATTATCTTTATGTAAATCAGGGTTTGAACATCAAGCAAGCCATTGACGCGATGAGAAAACAAAAATTGAGAGGATGAGTAGACCGAGATTAAGCAAAGGACTCAACTGGCTTGTGGGAAGCCTAAAAGATGAGTCCAACAGAGTCCTAGTAATAGGAGACCTGCACGAACCTTTCTGCCTGGATGGATATTTAGACTTCTGCATAGAGCAAAAGGAGAAGTTCAACTGCAATAGAATCGTATTTATTGGCGATGTGATCGACAATCACTTTAGCTCATATCACGAAACAGACGCAAACGGACTCGGAGGCTCGGACGAACTAGAATTTGCAATAAAAAAGATAGCAAGGTGGCGCGATGACTTTCCGGTTGCTACCGTTATTATCGGAAACCATGACCGGATCATAATGCGCAAAGCTCAGACCTCCGCAGTTCCTACAAAATGGATTAGAGAATATAAAGATGTATTGGAGGTTGATCAATGGGATTTTGTAGACAGGCTCGTGATTGACGATGTGCAATACATTCATGGTGAAGCAGGAACAGCTAGAACCAAGTGCAAGGCAGATATGATGTCCACGGTTCAAGGACACCTACACACTCAGGCTTATACTGAATGGGTTGTCGGCCAGAAGTTTAAGGTCTTCGGCACTCAGGTAGGTTGTGGAATAGATCACAATTCCTACGCTATGGCATACGCTAAGAGAGGGAAAAAACCCGCTATTGGCTGCGTTGTTGTTCTTAATGAGGGCCGAACGCCTATTAACTTACTTATGGACTTATGATTGAAGGAGTTGCATTGTATTACACGGACGCGAAAGTCAGGAAGCTCATTGACAGGAGGCTTCACAAGATGTCTGTAATTTCCGCAAATCTAGGAACAGACTCTACGGAAAAGGAGAAGAAGGAGGCGAATAAAAGAATCGGAAGTCTAGAGGCTGAAATCAACAACCTATCGCCAAACTTTCTAAAATCACCAGAGTAGCCTTATCCAGTTTTTTCTACTGTTAAAAGCAAAAAAAAACTCGAAATTTCTTCCGAGTCTTTCTTTTTTTAGAACTTACTTCAGCTTCTTATAAGCCTCCCAGTGATCATCGAATCCTCTCTTAACTCCATTCTGAGCTAAGAATTTGACGAATTTCTTTTTCTGCTTTACAGTGTAAGCTTTCAAAGAAATGTGGATTCGACCAACTTGGTAGTGTGAAGCTTTAGTCATAATTAAGGAATTGTAATTGTCTCGCTAACAAGATATGTGTCATCATATCCTAAAGTGGCAGCATCAATTCCTAGAGCAAATGTCTCTGTTGAAGAAGCTGGAGTTGTGATTGTGAAGTCGTAAACTCCATCAGAAGACTCTACAACTGTGAAAGGCTCTGCGCCTGGAGTAGGCGTAAGCTCATTCAAATCAAAGTCAGCAGCAACCAATCCGCTCACCTTTGCGCGAGTCTTTGCAGATCCGTAGTCGGTTGTGATTGTCATTGTGAATCCTGTAGTCGCTTCGTTTGAAGCAGCTCCGTACAAGTCAACCAAACCAGCGATGTCGAGCAAATCAATTCCAGAGAACTCAGAAGCAAGAACCATTCCTAGTTGATCATCCGTGAAGTCCTGTCTCCACTCGAAGTTCAATTGAACTTTTGGAACAGTCGTGTCGGTTGTTTTGATGTACTTAGGGCTCCAAGTTGCTGAATTGATTGGAAGAGGAGCCATGTAAAGAGGATCTGTGACAGTATCACCAATCAAGTTTCCTTGCTTATCAACAACGTAAGCTCCGAAAGTAGTACAACCCCAAGAGATGATCTTGCGAAGGTAGTCCGGTGTCTGGTTGATGATGATCGCAGTGAAAGTACCAGGAGCATCTTGAACCTTTGCAGAAGTTCCGTCTTCAAATGTCTCAACGACATCATCTCCACGAACGTCCTCGACATTCAAAAGATTTCCTATTGGATACCAACGCTGATAAGGATCTGCATTGTTGATAGCTGCGTCGACATAAGCTTTGTCAAACGTATCAGCTAAAGTGATTCTATTCAATGTGCCATCCGCTTGAGCTAATGGAACAAGGATTAATTTTCGAGCCGCATCTTGCATCGGCATACAAGATGGCCGTCCTGTGTTCAAGAAGGTCAAATCGCAAAGACAAGTTTTCATTGAGATTGATTTTAGATTTTTACAAATTTAAGCATTTTCTTCATCATCTGTGAGATCTTCTATTTCTATTGGTGGCAATTCTATTTCAGTTGTGTTGACTGCTTTCCATTCGTCCAGAATAGGCTTGTGCTTTATGTAGCTTTTGCCCTCAAATTCTATCGGCTCTGTCTGCCAAGTGTCTTGGTTAATCCGACCAAACAGAAATTGGTCTATTTTGTCGATGTCTGCCTGAAAGTCTAATGTCTCGAATACTATCATACTATTGTTGTCCAAGTGAATCCGTACTTTGTCCCGAAGGCTGACCCTCTTGCGTTTATCTGTGTCAGGTCGTAGCCGTTTCTAAAAGTCATTGTACCAAATCGCCCCCTACTTCTTAATTGAGTTGACAACGCCCCCAACCAACCGAAAGAACCATTTTCTTGGTGTTGGCTTGCGCTAATTACCAAAACTCCATTTAAGTATAAGTTCGTAGACGCGCCCGTACCTATTAGAGTCCAAATACCGTCTGTATCTAAATTTGTCGCTGTGTTCTGAGTGGTGTTAGTCGATGCGCTTAGTTCTTTTGTTCGAATCCTCGTGTATCCTAAGTCCTCAAAGCCACCAAGCGAGCAAACGGTGTTCCCGTATTTACTGCCAAGCCAATCGAATCTCGCCACTGTATCAACCCGCCCAACAAAGAAAAACGAAAACCCATCTTTCAGGTGTGCTGCGAATGGTCTATCAAAATACATTTGGTCAGCCGCAAAAACGACCACAGGTTGATTATTGTATGACGCATCCGAAGCGACAAGGCTTGGCTGTGTTGAGCCTACATGTTGGTTCGCGTTGTTATTCTTTCCGCCTTGGTCAGTCATTACACTTACCGCACCCCCACTTTCTACAACCGAATCCGCTTCTAAAAATATCTCATCGCTTACATCGGCACTTGCTGTGATGTTTATCGCTGCGGGGAATGCCTCGGTTGCCCCACTTGGATATGTCACCGTAATATCAGAAAGCGTAAGCGTGCCAGCACTTTCAACTGTGTTAGTGTAACTGTTGTCTGAGTTTTCGACATTTGCATCAGGTGCTAGAACTGTGTCAGTAACTGTGGCTTTTACTGAGTTACTTGATAAAACTGTGCCAAGAGTATTAACCACATTGACAGTTGAATCAGCGACATTATAAACTCCTGAACCCTCTGCTGTTACAGTTGCGCTTGCAATTAAAGTTCCATCGCTCTGGTTAATGTTAATGGTTGCATCGCCAATGATAATATCCTCGCTCACATTGCTAGGAACTAACTCTGACCTAAGAACTGCATTTAAAGTGTTTTTAATTACAGCAGTAGCATCCGGAGCAGTAATAGTCGACGCATCAGTTGCTAAGACGTTTGTGGTAGATAATGTAGACCCGTCCGTATTGTCTAAAGTAATGACGCTGTCAGGTATCCTAAAATGTGCACCTTGTTTTGAACCTATTAATGTGCTTCCACTCGATTGTCTTACCTCGATGTTTAAGGTTCCGCCTGAAGTTACATTGTCAAAAAATACACTATTTACATTCACCGTACCATCTGCCGCTAAACTACAAACTACATTCACAACAGAAGCCTGAGTGAACGTGCTCCCATCGCTGTCTGTAACTGTGATGTCAGGAAGCGTAAGCGTTCCACCACTTGCAACAGTATTCGTGTAACTACTGTCACTATTTTCTACTGTAGCGTCTGCTGAAGGCGTACAAAGTACGTTTTGGACACTAGGTACAGAAGAAGTTGAACCATCTGAATCTGTAACTGTAATATCAGGCAAGACTAAAGTAGCTCCACTTGCTACAGTGTTCGTGTAACTACTGTCACTATTTTCTACTGTAGCGTCTGCTGAAGGCGTACAAAGTACGTTTTGGACACTAGGCACAGAAGAAGTTGAACCATCTGAATCTGTAACTGTAATATCAGGCAGCACTAAAGTAGCACCACTTGCCACTGTATTAGTATAGCTTGAATCTGAGTTCTCAACAAAGCCACTACCGCCTCCACCGCTAACAGTGTAAGAAGAGCCTGCGTCAACCATTGTAATTATATTACCATTAGCGTCTAAGATAGATACTTGAGGACATACGCGAGTTGAAGCAGTATCAGAGCAATCAAAGTCAACCATGATAGGAAGATTGATAGTCACCTCTATTCCTGAAAGCGTTCTCTGAAAGATTCCTTGAGCTTCAGTACTTCCTAAGTCTCCGCCTCCGATAGTCAACTTCGCATGATTTGTAGTTTCGATCACACCAAAATCACCAGTTCTTTTATTCGCTTCAAGCTCTACAAGAAACAAATTGACAAGAGTCAGAACCGGATTCAAGATTTCTTCATACATCTGTTCTGTGTCTCTCGACCAGTCATCTGTATTTGCAAAGAAAAGTCTGACTTGACCTTCGCTTTCGATTTTGCTATCAAGCTCTGAAGGCCGTGTGCGCTGCTGATTTTCAAGCATCCAAATCAAAGGCATGATGTCCAAGTCTTGCGGATCTGAAAGCTCTGTCAGAACAGCTTGATACTTGCCATGCTTGAAAGTCGGATTCCGTAGAGCGAAAATACCTGGAGTCGGTTCGACTGCTCCTTCAAGAATCAAATATTCATCTTGAACAAAGCTTTCAACAACATATTGAACGCTACCAATTTCAAGCTCAGAGAGCGTGTTTAAATATTGAGTGTTGGAACAATATACTTTCCAGTTTGAGCCAGAAGCTTCAACTGAATCAATTTTCAAAGTCACTGACATTGAAGCAATAACTTCTCGAAGCAATGTTGATACTTGTAGCATATTAAATTGGACTTTGATATTCGAACTCTATTCCTTTAAAATCTGGATAAGTAGCAGCGTCAGACAAAACAAAAGCCTGAAGCAAGCTAATCGCTTCAACTCCTCGATTGTATAAAACGATTTCAAGCTTGTTGATACCTTGAGCTGAGACTGCTGATTGATTGACTCCATGATTACCTGAAGAGAAATTACGAACAGATTGTCCAGTTGTGACTTCAAGATAAAAGAGATACATCAAAGCTCTCTTAATTCCTTCGCAGTACCAATTCTGGCTATTCTTATCGAAGTCGAAAGGAGTGAAAATATCAAGCCACTTAGCTGAAACAGGTACGAGCGGATCTCCAGCAAGATCATCAATCAAAGCTTGTCCAAGTGTTGAGCCGAATATTTGCTTCAAATAGTGAATCTCTTTCTCTGCAGAAAGTATTGAAGCGATGGCAGCTTTCGTGTTTTGATCTTGTGCTAATTTTAGATCTCCATTCAAGAAGTCTGTCGTTGATAGTATTTGCGCCATGGAACAAAATTAAACAAAAAAAGCTCAAGAGATTATCTTGAGCCTTTTCGAACTAAACCTGAATCTGAAAATACTAATCTTCAGCTTTCGCTTTAGATTTTGCTTTCGCTTTTGGAGCTTCTTTTGAAGCTTCATCAGCATACTTCGCAACTTTGTCTCGATGGATAAGTTTGGAAGCGAGCGATGAACTCACTTCCAATTTCTCATCCTTCTTTCGTGTTGCGAAATCCGTGGTGAATTGAATCACTCGCTTATTTCGCTTCGCCATCTTATGTTGCTAAAGTTACAAGAGCAGCAGAGATTGAAGTGCACTCCAAGAAACCAGTCTTGTCAGCTTCACGGATAAGCAAAGAACCTCTTCGCTTTCCTTTCAACGTGATCAAGTCCTCTTTGAAGTCATCACCAACATAGCCAGTGACGATTGTAGTTCCTTCGATTTCGTAAATCTTACCATATCGAGAGTCTCCAATCACACAAGTATTGGCAGCCATATCACCATCTTCAATGACTCGCATACCCATAACAACATTACCGTTTCCATCAACGAATGGAGGCATAACGTAATTATCATTGGCATCTTTAGTCAAGCCCATGTCAGTGATGTCTGAAATGTGCATGATAGCGAAATCCGGATTGTACTTCGATCCGTAGCTCTGCATGATGATCTCACGCATTTTAACTAAAAGATCGTAGTTCGATGGATTGCTGATACCAGCAGAAGGTGGAGTGAAAGCAGGAGCAGCAGCTTTCAAGGCTGTTACATAGGTGGTATTCTCTACAAGTGCGATGTTGGTAGTCAAGAAGTTGCTCAACTCGCGAGCAAAACGGCCTCGATCGTAAAGAGTTTCTTCAGTGATTGGAATAGTATCTCCAATCTTAGCAAGACTCAAAGAATACTCAGTCCAGACAGCAGTTGATTCTGGAAATGCAGCTCCTTCAGCAACGGCAGCAGCCGCTCGAACGATAGAGCCTTCAGTCCAGTCAGAGTATCGAACAACGCCATTAGACTCTGAGCCTACTGGAACAGTTCCAAATACGTCTTTGACTGAAAGCTTCACATGACCAAGCTGACCGATTGAGTTGAGTCGAAGAGCATCTGTGCTGCTTACAACACTCGCAGCAGTAACATTTGCTTTGATGTTGAACTCAACGCTTCCACGCTTCTCGCCAATCTCTTTCTTGAAAGATTCTGCTTTCTCATTGATAGCAACTTCGATTGGGCTTTTTGATGAACCTTCTGAAGAAACTAGCTTCAAGCTCATTGACCTCATTGCTTCACCTTGCTCCTTCATTGCTGATTTGATGGCTTTCATCTCTTCAGCACGAGCTTCATCTTTTTCACGGATGAGTTCTGCAATCTCCTCTTTTGAGGCTTTTTTTTCTACAAGCTCGGTTTGAGCTTTGATTTGCACTTCGATGAAGTCAGCCCAAAGTTCAGACTGTTCGTCAGCCGACTTTTTACCGAACTCCTCAGAAGTGATTCCTTTTTCCGTTAGGAAAGTTTCGAATTTCTTTTTCACGATTGAAAAAATTATTTAATGAATGATAAAAATGTTGATTTCGGTTCGTCGGCTTCCTCTTTTCGAGTGTCTTTTACAGACGGCTTTTGAAGTGCAAGTGACTTATAACTGTGCAAAAGTTGCAAAAATTCTTGTTCTTTCACAGGATCTGCGCTAGTTATTTTTTTCAAATCTGATAAAAAGAGGTTTGATTTCTCTTCAAGCTCTTCTAAAAGTTGCTTGATTTCCTCTTCAGATTTTGTTTCGTTTGGAGTCTCTGGATTCGCTCCGAAGGTTACAAAAGAACCTTCATAGAGTTTCACCTCATTCAGTTTGTAGTAGCCTCCATGAGTTTTGACTGCTTCAACATCACTGCCAGGATAAGCAGCAAGAAGAGCGTCGATCTTTTCTTCTTCTACTGAAACGAACTCCGCTTTGTCCCACAAGTAGCGAAATCCAATCGAGTGCTCTCGAATTACGCCTTCTTTATACATTTTCCAAGCGTTTTCGCCTTCTGTGTGAGTTCCGATAGTTGATTCGAAGTACAAGCCTTTCTCATCTTCTTTCAGCTCTGTAATCGTTCCAACTGGTCTGCGGGTATCGTGAAAAGCAAGATGAGCAATCTTTCGATTTCCAGAACTTAGCGGGCCACGATCATTGATAGATTTGGAAAAAGCTCCAGGCATGATCATGTCTCCATCTGAATCGATCACGTTGAAGGCAGAGAAATATCCTTTCACCGAACGGCTATCGCCTTCAGCTTTCAACTCCATACCTAGAGCAGCTGAAAGAGTCTTCTCTTTGTATTGGTTTTCTGTTTTCTTAATTTCCATCGGTATTCGAATTTGATATTTTGACTGGATTCAACTGATCTCCTCCTTCAATTTCTTCAAGATTGTAAATCATTTCACGAGCTTCATTCGGAGTCAAGATTCTCTTTTGTACGTCTTGACGGATTTGTTCGTGCATCTCTTCTTGAGATGGATTCAAAGCTTCGATTTCTTTCTTGTTAATCTTCAAGCTGAAAGTTGCTGTGCTTCTTTCATTGATTTCTCGAACAAGAGTTCTGTTGAGTGTACTCAAAAGAAGCTCAACATTGGGGAGAACAGCTCCAGAGTAGTGAGCTTTCATAGCTTCTTTCATGTTGTTGTAGGTGCTTGCTTTAGGATCTCCGTAAAGAATTGATGGAGTTCCAAACAATCTACAAATCTGACGAAGGTGTTCCATCTTGCTTTCAAGGAGCTTCATATCAGAAGAAGACATTCCAAGCTGATGGACTTTAATATCACCGCTGGTTGTGATAACACTGTTTGTCCTGTGCGCCCCTCCCATTCGATTATTCAAACCTTTGTCAAGATTCTTCTGGTCTTTTGGCATCATAGGAATCTCAGCTTTTCCAGCTGAGATGATTGCGCTTGTACCTCGATTCTCGAAGATTGAAGCTTCTGCAATCTGAAGATTATTCGAAGCAAGCAAGACAGCAGCTCCAGCTTGCATAGGAGACAAGCCGTCATTCAATGCTCTTCCTATTGAACTTGGATCAAAGTATCTCAAGTGAATCATCTCCTCTGGAAGAATGTCGACTCTTTCTTGTCCGTATTCAAATTTGTATTTCTCTACTGTAGCAAGGATTGAGTCCTCTTTGCTTTTAACAACTTCCACATTCTGGCAAGGAAGAGTCTTCATCGAAGTGGAAACAAATCCAAGCGATTCTTTTTCTCTCCAGATAAAAGAATCTCCAGTCGAAAGCAAGTAGACAAAAATCTCATACCAAAGTTGTTGTCTGCTCTGCTCAGAGTTTGGAAAGTTAATAGCTTGATACAATTCACCTTCTTCAATTTCTTCATCGTTTCGCAGAACTTGAATAGGAACAGCAGAACAATCTTTTGCAATCTTATCGACTATCGAGAAAAATTCTGAATTTGAAAGAAAGCCTTGATTGATTGCTTCGCTGTTCGAGACTCGATTGAATTCAAACGGCTTCCCGATCTCGTAGAAAAATGATTGAAACTGCTTAGACGGGTGTCGAAGTCCTCGAAGGAAGCTTCTAAATGATGAGGCCATGTTGCAAAATTAAGTATTTCCTTGTAAACGAATATGTGTAAAATAATAAGCAATCGCATCGAGAGCATGATTGAACTTGTCAATCGGTATTTCTCCACGCTTATCAATCCAAACGTAATTGATCAACTCACGCTCTAAATCAGGGGAGTCTTCAATGATGATGAGGTAGTCCATGATTGCACGAATCCGAGAAACAATGCCACCAATTCCTTGCTTGTGAGCTGGAAAAATATTGTAGCCGTCTTCCATTAAATCAATACGTCCTCTAAGATCTGCTGAATCAGCTACAACCAACTCATCAGTGACATTTCGAGCCATTATCTTTTTGATATTAGACATTGCAAGTCCTTCTTGATAGCATATCTGTTTGACGTAAATGATTCGCTTCTTTGAGTCGATTGCTACTTTCATCAATGCAAAAGGGTCTCGTGTACCCCAGTCCAATCCAAAGCCATAAGGCAGAGACTCATCAAAAGTTCCTCTCTTCCATCTGTTAAAGATAGCACCTTCTAGTGGAGCGTATTCACCAAGACCGTAAACCTTCCAGCGATATTCGTTTGCAGTTCCAGCTTCTATATTCTCCGGAGTAGGCTCGTAAGCTCGAATCTTTTTGACAAGCGATTCATCAAGAAACGGATTGTGTTCATACGTTGACTTGATTGTTCTAACGCCCACACGAGATTCAAACCTTCTATCCGTGAGCCAGAAAGTAGACGAAGGATTGAAGTCAACCCAAGTATGAACTTTGGTACGTGAATAGATTGCTTCAAAAACCTCGTAATCAATACCATTCACCTCATTAAAGAAACTAAAATCACGCTTCCCAGATTTTGCGTCCTGCTCATTCTCGTAGGACTTGAACTCAATGATTGATCCATTTAAGAAATGATAAATCCTATCGCTCTTATTGTAGTGAGATATGATCTGATGGCAGAACTCACTCGACTCAAATATCGATTGAGCATCTCTAATTGCTCCAGCTTTTAAGTTTGGTATGTCTTGACCTATGACAGTGATAACAGAACCAGGATTCATGTAGCCGACTATAAAAAGAGCCTGCATGATGCAATAAGTCTTTCCAGACGAAGTGCCACCTTGATTGATAGTCAAATCGATTCCTTCTGGAATCTGAATGTTCAAGTCGAACAGCTT